ACCCTCGGCTGGGGTGGTTTTGAAAAGCTTGTCGTGAGCTGCTCGAAACCATAGGGCCTGCTGCATGAAGCGGTCCTCCTCTTCCACGAGCACGGCCTTGAGGTCCGTTAGGAACGTCACTATGTTCCCCTCGTCGAGGTACTCCGCTACGGCGCCTCGCAACAGCCGCTTGTGATGGCTGTCGTCCTCTGTATTGAAAGCGGGGGTCGAAAATGGCACTAGATCAAGTCCAACCAGTCAGTCGTGGGCGTTGTAGCAACTGCAGACAGCGCCAGCGCAAGAGCCATGACTGAGTCGTCGTGAGCACCATCGCCTGCACAGCGATCTCCGGTTTCGAGCTGCCGGAACATCAGCATCTCGTGATAAAAGGGCTCTCTTGGAACGACGAGCTCCTCCCGCTCTAGGAAGTAGGTGATGCGGTCGGTATTGCTGATCTTGTTGGGACGGTTGGTGTTGTAGGGCTCGACCATGTACTTGGCCAGTGCCTTAGAAAGAACCTCAGATACGACAGCACCAACGCCGTTCTTTTCGCAGATCACCTTGTTAGGGGTGAAGTTCTCTGCCTGCTCGATGATCTGTTGGATGCAGTAGTCGCTGGACTTGTAGCGGGTGCGGAAGATGTTGACGACTCGGTAGGGCGGCTTGGTTATATCCAGGACGACAGAGCACCAGAAGTCGTCGCCACCTGCTGCCGGGTCGACGGCCATGATGTAGTCGCGGTTCATCAGACCGCACTCGATAAGCTCCCCGTGGCATGCCTTCTCCACCAGGAGCGGGGGGAAGATCTGAGCGTCGGAGGCGACGAAGTCCATTTCGTACTCCTGACGCCAAGCCCGGTCTGTCAGCTTGGCCTTCGCCTTGGTCTTCTCCGCCCACTGAGGGTCGGCGGCGTAGATCGGGATGTCGGAGTAGTGGATGCGGAAGCGGTTCCAGCCGTCTTCCTCTTCGCCATGCCAAAGGTTGGCGAACATGTTGCCCATGCCATTCGGCGTGGACAGCAGGATGAGCTTGCCCCGGTCGCCCAGGGTGGCCATCGTGGGTTGCGCTGCGGTGTAGATCTCTTCAGCGCCGTCTAGGAAAGCGGCCTCATCCAGGACAACAACCGAAACGCTTGGGATTCCACGAGCTGCGCGAGGCGTCGCAGGGAGGAAGTAAATCGTGCCAAGGCCCTTAAACGAGAGCTCACTATTTGATTCTGTCGTGAACTCGATTCCTGAATCAGCAATACTGGCCGCTTGTGCGCGAATCCTTTTACCCAGCGCACCAGAGTCAGAGGCAGTTTTAGAGAACACAACCGCTGCAAACCCAGGCTCAGTCAGGGCTCGACACAGTAAATAGGAGCACACCGTTTCCGATGCGCCCACCTGGCGACTTTTTAGGACAATTGTGTACTGACTCTGACAAATGGAGTTGATCAGCTGCTTCTGAATATCGAAGGGCTGGAAGGGTTTGACGCTACCGGATGTACGAATCCAGGTCAGCGGGGCGAATTGATCCCAGTGATCAGCAGTGGGGAAGCGAGGTTTGAAGCCAACGGCGGTGGAGGTGAGGCGTTTTTGTTCCTCTTCCTTCTCACGCTGCGCTTGTAATTTCTCTAACCTCTCCAACCGGGTTAAGAGCTTGGCGCTGGGCATTGGCTTCTAGATGTTCCAGGCGGCGCTCAATCGTTCTCGCTTCGTATTGCTTATGAGCCGAGTCGATGAGGATCTTGATAGCCTGAACTTTAACGCTCACACTGATTTCCGGATCGTCGTTATCGATGATCTCTCGGAGCTTCTGGATCGCCTCGGGCAGAGCTTCTGAGGTGACACCGAAGGTTCGGTGGAAAATTTCTTGCTGGTACTGCCAGATGGCGTCGTTGAACTCTTCCAGTTGCTTCCACGCGCGGATGCCCTCGGTTGAGCACTTGGCACGCTTCGCTGCCTCCCGCCAGGTTAAGCCAGCTGCTAGTCCCTGGGCCGCCAGAACCTGGCGCTCATTCAACTCCTTTGGTCTTTCCATTGAATTGTTCTGAGAGATTCTGTGCTGCTTCCATCGCCGCCCAACGCATTCCCGCTGGCTGGATGACGAAGGCGAGTCGAGCTAGCTCGATTGCGGTCTTAAGGAGTTGCTCATGGCTCATCTTTTCAAGCCCTTTTACCAGATTGGCGTAACGAAGCTGATCGTTAACACTGGCCTCAATCTTCGTCATCGTCGCTCTCGCTTGCGGAGATGCCCTCATGCTGTTCAGCCAGAGCGGATCCCAGACGAGAAATGAGTGTGCGGGCGAAGGGGTAGGCAGCTGCCTCGTTCCCTGCTTTGATCCCCCGCTTGATCATGCGAAATAGTTCTTTGTTTTCTGAGCGGCTGTGCCTTGACTCTTCAAGGCAGGCTCCCATGATTTCTTCCATCGTGCTGTAGTCAGCACGTGCCGCGACCTTGCGGGTGTAGGCGTATGTCAGAACTGAGGCCAGGCCCCACTCGTCGTAACTCCGTACTAGATCACCGTCGTCATCGATCTCCTCGAACTGTTTGGCAAGAGGATGAACGTACGCTGAAGGAATCAGCGCGAGCGGTACAGCACAATCTGTGGTGTATTCCACTGGCAGTAGAAGTACCTGCCCTATTCAAGCGTTTTTATAGCGCAAATTTTTTCCCGGGAGTACGGCGGATACGGTACGGCGCGTCTCCACTGATAAATCTGTTGTTTGCTTGCCTGATTTCCTCGTCAGTGATCGACATAATCGTGTACAGATCCCCAGAGGGTTCTGTGAGCTTGACCATTACTGCGGGAGCGCCCATTCTTCGGCTTTCGGCGATCCCAAAATTAGCCTCAAATGCTGCCTCAAGCCTTAAGACAAAACCTAGTCTTGCCAGTCATCGTCGTACACCGATACCGAGCTAAATCTCGATTCTTTAGGGGTACGCTTTGGCTGCCTGTGGACTCGTATTATCTCGAATCCCAATAAACGACAAATACGCGAAATCCAGCTAAACCGCTTGCCCATGGCGTTTTTCGCTTTTTCCAGTTTTACATCAATGGTGAATCTTTGCATCCATTGAAAAAGCCAGGCTGGGTGGTCCCAACCTGGCTGGTTTGGTTTTTAAAGCTACAGAATCTCTTTTGATTCGTTAGATTGAGTCCGCACCGAAGAACAAGCTCGTCAGGTGCTTACTACCGGTGGGGGAGTGGAGTTAGAGCTTGTCCACTCCTGAAATGAGGCGGGTCCTCTGATCAAGGATCCACCTCGCCCTCCAGCTGGTACCCCCACTCCGATGCGAGGGCTTCAGCCTCTTTCATTTTTGCCTGATCTAGCAGCTCTATAACTCTCTCGCTGCACCAAAGCGTGTTTAGGTCAGCGAGAGACACAACTGTGTACATTGCCTTCACATTGCCACGTCTACTTTAGTGGTAGCTGTAGTAGTTGTGGGCTCTGTAACGGGTTCGGTGTTCAGCACTTCTAGCCGAGTGGTTGCCGAAACTATGCCGTCTGCAATTGCGCATCCTGCTTCCAGAATTTCAATTGCACGCGGTTTCAGCGCCTCTAGAAAGAACGAAACAAAAAGTGCGCGGCGTTTGAGGCTCATTCTTCCTCCATTTCAAAAACAGTTTCTAGTGCGCGTATGTATCCATCCCAGTAGATCCTGGCGTAATGCTCCTTCTCTTCTGTGTTTCGGCTGTTCTCTCTCGCATACGAGAGGAGACGGATGAGGGCTGGCCTTGAGACGTCGATTGAGGGTTCTGTGGTGATTGGCATGGTGGTAGTACGTGAGAGCCGTCTGAATAGATTTGATTAGCCCAGAAGCGTTGCATTGCCCCAGAGAGCATCCTGAAACTCTTCTTGCGCTGTTGACGTGAGGGCATTTTTAGCTATGAGCTTCTATGAAGCAGTCAATGAAATCATTAACGTCAAAAGGTTTCTCGTGATGCTCGCTATACAAAGCAATTGAGTTCTCCAGTGCATCCTTAGAGCGCTTCAGCTTCGCTGCCTTTTCCGGGTAGTTATTGTCTAACTCGCATAAGCATGCGGTTAGGTCAGCGAGCATAATCCTTGCGTGATCTGTTGTGCTTGCGTTTAGCGGAACGATCAGGCTGAGTTTTATTGAACGACACCCTTCTGGATCCATTCCAAACTTGCGCATGAACTGCGCCAGCGGATCGTTGGCTATGTCCTCGTCAGCAATGGTCACGAGGCACTCGTGCATTAGTTTTGTCATGGTGAGAGAGAGAGAGCTGGTTCGGTGCAAAAAATAAAAATGGTGGCTGGGCTTACGGCTGAGCTCTTGCATCCGGCCTGGAACGAGCATTACGCGGAATCACCGGATGTCCTCGACGGGACCCATTGGCTTCAGGGAGAGGCTTGCCGCCATGTCTGGAAACACAGTGGTCCCCACCACCTGACCCGGGTAGTGGCAAGCATCACCAGGGAGAGCTAGGGGAGCATGCAAGCTCCCCATCCACCTGCCAGCTATCAATCAGACGAGCTCCATGCAAGCCTCACGAGCGCGGCTGATGCGCTCAGCGCCCTGGCCACCCCACAGGGATTCCAGGCGTGTGCGTGCCCTCTCGATCTCGTCCTTGGACCGACCGGCGTCGTGGGTTTCGAACTGGCTGATGGCCTGGAACATGGCCCAGACGCTGCCGGGTTCAATGCCGAAACCGGTGTTGCCGCTGTAGTGGGAGCGGATGGTTGCGATCTGGGGCAGGTCTGAGAGCTTTCGCTCCCGCTTCACCTTCGTATCCTTGTCCGTAATAGGACGGGCGAGGACGTCTGAATAGGTGCTTTCCAGGATGTGCCGTGCCATCTCCTCGTTCAGCTTCAGGGTGGTGAGGGGCTTTAGGGCTTCCAGGTCGCGGCTGAACTTCTGCTGCTCAAGATTGATCAGCGCGGGGAGGCTCTTGGCGAACTGCTCGACGCTCTTGGTGTGGCGCATCACCAGACCAGCATCGGCGTGCTGGGCTTTGCGGGCACCCTTGCCGCTCAGGTAGCGGAGCTGGTTGGCGCAGACCAGGCGGACGTCGCTGAAGAACACGCCAAAGGCGCTGGAGCCGTCGAAGCTGTTGAAGGCGTGGAGGTACCGGCGGACCTTGTCGCCTTCGGTGACCTCACCCTCGATGTTGCAGGAGGCGGTGACGAAGACCTTGCGCCCGTCGCGGATGCTGACGATGTTGTCGATCTCGACGTCCTCGCGGAGGTACTCGAAGAGCTGGATCAGACTGTCGTTCTGGACAGGGGTGTAGCCCTTGCCCATGATGCCCAGCAGCGCTCCGGTGTCGCAGCGGGTGATGGCGCAGTGGTCCGGAGACTCATCCATCACCCGATCCAGGATGCTATCTGGCGTTGCAAAGAACACTGGGGTCTGAGCGACGCGGAAGTCGGCGCCGGCCATCTGGAAGGCTTGGCGGGGGGTGGCGTCTTGAGGCACCACAGTGCCGCCTGCCTGGGCTGCCAGGGGGTTAACGCTGTAGCCCCGGTCCTGGAAACGACCAGGCTTGAGGAGCTGCTTCTCCCGGGCAAACTCTTGGGAGATGCTGTTGACGAGCTGGGTGCGGAACTGCATGTCCGACATGGACAGAGCTTCGGGGGTGTCGGCGTGAGTGGGGGTGATGGTCATGGTGAGAAAAGGGTTGGTGAGAGAGTCCAGGCGGCAGTGGTGCCGCTGTACAAATCAGGATACGTGGCCTGTCCAAACAAAACCGGACAGATAAGCGATCCTGATGTGGTTGTGGTATTTTGATCCTGCACCACCCGTCCGCTTCGATGCGGGTGGATGGTGAGAGAGTCCCGCCCCGGTGTGAGAGCCGGGGCTTTTTTGTGTCAGGACGCTGCCGGCAGTCGGACCTCAAGGGTCTGGCCATCGTCACAGGGCACTGATAGGTCGGTGGTGCCGTCAGGCTTGGTCACGACCGTGATAATGCGGCCACCTGGCAGCTCAATGCGTGCCACCTGGCCAACGGGGATGTCGAGCCACATGCTCAGAACTCGTAGTAGAAGGCGCCCTCCCAGGTGTCAAAGGGAGGGCTGGTTTCGAGGCGGCGCATCTTGAGGGCCTCCCAGTAGGGGAAGCACCTGCTGATCTCGCAGACCGTCTTGGTGGCCAAGGTGTCGGAGTCGAACACCAGGCCAGGGGTGGCACTGGCCCCGTTGCTGAAGCGCACTTTGCGGAAGGTCATAGCTCAGTGCACCGTGAAGTAGAGCCGATCCTGTTTGCGGACTTTGCCCCGCTGGATCAGCTTCTCCAGCAGGCCGTAGCTGAACCACTGCCTGGAGTCGTTGTACCCAATGGCTTTGCCTACATCGGCGTTGCGAACGCCACTTGGGTTGCAATCCAGGAAGTCAATGATGTGCCGCTCAAGGGTGTAGGAGTCGATGAGAGGCTCTGGGAAGGTGACGGGCTTGGTCATGGTGAGAGTTGTTGGTGAGAGAGGGGGAGGTGAGTCCCCAAGAGAGCCCCGGAGGGCTCCGTTGGGGATTCAGTTAGAAGCGCTGAATGGAGACCCGACCGATTCCGTCAGTCGGTACGCCAAGAGCTTTGGCGGCGGCGTAGGAAAGGTCGATGCCACAGGCACACCTGTCGTTCACACGCACTGGGAGCTCTCGCCCTTTGTGGCGGATCAGGAGCTTCGTCCCGCAGGGATAGTGCGGGTGAGCTGCTGAGATCACAGAGTCCTGGTAAATATCACCGCAGGCTGTTCTGCGGCCGATGTACCAGGGGTGGTAGACAGTTGCCGTTGTGTGATCACCAGTGTGGTGAGCAAACGACGGGGTGGCTGACACCACTGCGAAAAGCGTCAGTGCGCAGTTACGAAGAAAAGTCATCAATCAATTGCAGGGAACAAGCAACAGGACTCACAGGTGTACACAAGAGGGAATCGAAAGCGCGAGTCTGTTGATTGGGCGACGGCCGATTGATTCGGTCGTAGGAGCGGATAGGTGAGCGTCGGGTGGAATACCGATCTTCAATCTCCACTTCAATGCCCTGGGAAGCACACATTTCCAGAAAGAACGGGGCATCGCAGTCTTCTTCGAGATAGAGAGACTTGCCCTGTTCGTAGGAGTAGTCGGAAATGCATGTAAGCGTTCCGACTACTTCTTCTACTATCTCTCGTTTGACAGATAGCCATGCGTGACCAGGGTCGTGGCGCATGATCAATTTGAGCTTTTTAGGTCTGTTCATTCGGTTGGGTCGAAGTTCACAATGCGGTCAAGAGCGTCGAGGGCTTCCTCTAGCCACTCCTCAAAGGGGTGACCAAGAGCGTCCATCTGATGACGCTCGGCGTCCTGGTATTGGATCTCAAGCAGTTCGCGATAGATCCGTTCGATCTGGGAAAGATGGCCCAGGCCGTAACGGTTCTCGCGAGCTCGCATACGATTCAAAATCTCCAGGTTTTGATCGCGACGGGTTAGTTCGTGGAGTTTCATACAGGAATGGGCCAGATGGCTTTTGGTTGAGCAACTCGAAGGATTTGCGTGCGAGTGGTCGGAGAATCTGTGACGAAGATCTGGCCAGTATTTGTGTCGGTAACGACAAAGAAACAGCGATTCGTAACAGTCGCGCATGTACGAGCGCGGAACTCAAGATCATCGAGAGACATTGTTAGAGGTGAGAGATGGAGATGCGTGGGTCGAGAACAGCTCATCTGTGGAAGGCCACGGTGTAAAAGCGAGAACTGTTGTGCAGAAGATGATCACTGCACCCGTGAGAAGCCGCTCTGTGACTGAGGTTTGGGGAAACATGCTCAATCCTCTTCGGCGGCCAGACCCGTAGCTTTGACAGTCAGATAGACAGATTCGCTGGCGGTAGCGATGCCATCTTCCTGCTCCTTGCGTTGTGCATGTTTGATGCGCTCTGCTTCACGACGCAGCTCATCGCTGTAGCGCCACACCTTTCGGCGGCAGATCACAACCTGTTTGTCATCCAGCTGGGCAGCCTGAATGTCACGGCTATCCATGTAGGTGAGCAGTTGAGCCTGCAGAGCTTTGATGTCGCTCTCCATCTGGCTGTACTGCCCTTTGAGATTTAAGTAGATCTGCAGCTGTCGCTCGTAGATCTCTTCATTCCAGGATTCAGCAGTCATCTTGCGAGATGCAGTGGTTGAGAACTTGATGCGTTGTTTGGGGCGATTGCGAGTTGTTGAGATTGTCATGGTGAGAGAGTTGATGTGACTGTCCGCGTGTGGGATGCGCGGCCCCCATAAATAGGAATCAGCGGAGAGCCCAGGCGCGGCGCTCTGTGAGGACTACTTGCCTGGATGTGGTGAACTCGCTGTAGTCGTGGCGCCACACAAAGGTGTCGTGAATTGTGGGGACGTAGGCGAGCTGTTTGTGGTCCGGTGTGAGATCGAATAGGCCGGTCTCGACATCACCTTCTAGGAAGGCGTGCACATACTTCTTGCCCTCACGACGGGTGCGCTCCTGGCCATGTTTGTGAATGACAGGCTGCACGTTGTTTAAGGCAAGGAAGTTGGTATGAGTGCACAAACGCCAACCTTTGCCGGGCTCACGTTTGAGGACACTCCAGCACTTTTGGTGGAGGTTGAAATAAACACGCACTTTCATGGTTCGGTGATTGTGATGTTTGTGGTCTCACAGATAGGGAGTCCGGCCCAGTCAGGGTCGCCATGTTTCTTGACCCAACGTCACCAGCGGCGGTT